GTCCGCGCTGCGGGGTTGAAGCCCCCGCAGATTCACAACTACTATCGGCATCGTCGAATCGCGCGCCAGTGATTATTCCGCGCTCAGCGATTCCGCCCACCCCAATTTCAAACCCCGATCCAAGCCAATCCCCCCATTGCGCTTGGCGCGGTCGCCCGTGTCTTCCTGTCAGTTGCGCGGGCGCTTTCTTGGAGCCGTGATGTCTTTCGATGCTGCGTTGGAGTTCGTCCTTGGGTATGAGGGCGGTTACTCAAACAATCCCAAAGACCCGGGCGGCGAAACGAATTTGGGCATCACGCAGCGCACGCTAACCGAGTACGTGCGCACGCATTCGTCAAGCGGGCTGCCTACCGATGTGCGCGCGCTGAAGCGCGGACAAGCGGCAAAGATTTATTACGATTGGTACTGGACGCCCATTTCTGGCGACGATCTGCCGCCACCTATCGCGCTGCTGGTGTTTGACTGTGCAGTCAATCAAGGCGTTGCGCGGGCTGCACGCATCCTGCAAGACGCGCTAGGCGTCAAGGTGGATGGCGTCATCGGGCCGTTGACGATTGCCGCCGCAAGGCAAGCAACGGCTGCCGTGCTGATGCGTGAGATTGCACTAGGCCGCGCGCTGGCATACGTCGCAACAGGCAACATGCAGGCGTTCGGAAAGGGCTGGTTCCGCCGGCTCTTTGCGTGTGTCATTGAGGCTGTGCGAGTGATGCGCGCATGAATGACCCACGGCATGATCCCGTCACTATCGACATCCTCACGTATGCATGGGTGCTTGGCCTCGCGCTGCTGGGCGGCTTCGCAAATTTCATTGGCAAACATCGGCGCGGGGAAGTGCGCGCATTCAACGTCACTGAGCTGATCGGCGAGCTGGTGATATCAGCCTTCGCCGGCATCATTACGTTTTATCTGTGCACCTATGCCGAGCTTGACCCGCTGCTGACTGCGGCGCTTGTCGGCATGTGTGGGCACATGGGTAGCCGCTTCATCACCCTGATGGAGCGCAAGATCAAGCAATACATCGACGCAAAACAACCAGGAGTGTGACGTGGCAAAAATCCTATTTTTGTTGCCCAAAATCTTGCAATTTCTGCCGCTTATCAAAGCGGTTATTCTCTTTGCCGAAGAGTCCGGAAAGCCNGGTGCAGACAAGCTCCAAGCCGTGCTCGATGCGATCATGGAGACGCTGACAGAGACGGGCTTGATTGAGGCTGGTGATGCTGATGCATTGCGCAAGCTGCTGACCACCGTTGTAAACAGCATNGTCAAGCTNTGGAANAAACTCGGGTGGCCGGGCAGCACGGACGCTGTGAAGGCCTAACCCATGCTTGCGTTTCTGCGCTTGCTGCTGCTGTGCGGGNTGATTGGGCTTGGTTATGCATACTCCAGCGAGCGCGCGGCGCACGAGGCAGACAACGCCGACCACGCGNNGGTAATCGCTCGCTTTGCGGACGCAGCGAAAAAGGCAGAGCAAGATGCTAAGGCCGCCGAAGCNCAAGCNGTNANNGAAAGGGAATCGGCTGATGCGAAATACAACAAGGCAACAAAGGCCGCAGACGATGCGAGGCGCAATCTTGCTAGNGCTCTGCGGGCTGGCACTATGCGGNTGCAAGACAAGTGGGCCTGTNCTNTGCCCNNNNCCGNNGANGGTGACGCTGCCGACACTGCCGGCGGACAAGATGACGCCGCCGGATTACGGGCAGATAGTGCGGCAAGAATTGTTGCAGCCGCAGACAGAGCAGACGCGCAAGTGATTTGGCTGCAATCTGAAATAACGAGCACGCGCAAGGTGTGCGGAGTAAGTGAATAACGCCATGCACGTGCCCACCGCAGAAACCCGAGCATCCGTACTGGCTTACGCGCGTGTGGGTGTGCCACATGAGATGATCAAAAAAATCGTCGGGATCAGCTCTGTCAACACGCTAAAAAAGTACTACCAAGATGAGCTTGATTTGGGTGAGGCTCACGGAATTGCAGCGGTGGCGGGGACACTGTATGCGCGGGCAACCGAGGGGAATGACCTAGGGGCGGCGATCTTTTACCTCAAGGCGCGCGCCGGTTGGAGCGAGCGCCAGAAGGTTGAGATAAGCGGGCCGGATGGCGGGCCGGTGGAAGTATCGACACTTGAGGCAGCACGCTTGCGCCTTGCCCGCAGGCTTGCCGGCAACAAGGACAAGCCGGCCGAGGAGTAAGTTGTGTCCGATCTCCTGGCCGGCTTCTCCGACCGCGAGATTCTGGCGCTCGCCTATGATTGGGATGGCGTGTTCGCTCGACCATCGCAGCGATTGCCACATGAGATCGTGGATCGATCCAAGATGGGGTGGCTTGCGCTTGCCGGGCGAGGCTGGGGCAAGACTCGGGTGGGTGCTGAAACGATCAGATCGAAGGTTGAGAGCGGAAAATATGGGCGGGCTGCATTTGTTGCGCCGACTGCCGCAGATGCACGGGATGTGATGGTCGAGGGCGAGAGCGGCATCCTCGCCTGTGCGCCGCCTTGGGCACGTCCAATTTATGAGCCATCAAAGCGCCGGCTCACCTGGCCGAACGGAGCAATTGCCACGCTCTATTCGGCGGATGAACCAGATCGTCTACGCGGGCCGCAGCACGACATTGCATGGGCCGATGAACTTGCAGCGTGGCGGTACCCCGATGCATGGGACATGCTGGAATTTGGCCTGCGCCTAGGCCCACATCCGATTGCAGTCGTTACAACAACGCCAAAGCCCACAAAGCTGGTGAAGCAGCTTGTAAGCGATCCTCGCTTCGTCGTGACGGCGGGCAGCACGTTTGAAAACGAAGAAAATCTAGCTGCATCCTTCATCACAAGCATTCGGCGCAAGTATGAGGGGACGCGGCTAGGCCAGCAGGAGCTATACGCACGAATCCTTGATGACAACCCGAACGCCTTGTGGCAGCGCGGGAACATCGACGAACACCGGGTGATGAAAGCTCCGGTGGAACTGGAGCGCATCGTCGTCGCCATCGATCCGGCGGTGACGAGCAACGCGGACAGTGACGAGACTGGCATCGTGGTCGCCGCGCGCGGGCGGGAACGCCTTCCGGATGGCGACTCGGTTTCGCACTTCTATGTGCTGGCCGATTGCAGCCTGCGCGACACCCCGGAGCAGTGGGGGCGGCGCGCGGTGGCGGCGTACAACGAGATCAATGCCGACCGCATCGTCGGCGAAGTGAACAACGGCGGCGACCTTGTTGAAACCGTCCTGCGTAACATCGATAGAAATATCAGCTATACCGCTGTACGGGCATCACGCGGCAAGACAGCACGCGCGGAGCCCATTGCAGCGCTATATGAGCAAGGCCGTGTGCACCATGTCGGCACACTTGGCGCGTTAGAAGACCAACTCTGTGATTACGATCCGGCGGTGAGCGAGAAATCGCCAGACCGCATGGATGCACTTGTTTGGGCAATCACAGAGTTGATGGACGATGGGCCATCTTCAATGCTCGACTTCATGGCAACACAAGCACGAAAGGAAAGAGGGGATAAATTCTAAAATGGCGGATAACCGGAACAATATGGGGGCACCGGTTCCGGCTGGCATCATTGCGCAAGTTGCAGCCGGATTGCGCTTTGCTTTCACTGGCAAGGGGCCGGATTGGTTTGGGCCGATGGCTGCACCGCCACAACAAGCCCCTGAGGGCGTGGCAGGGCGGCAGTTCGACTATCCCACCGGGTACAACATCCAGAGCTCCCCGCGCGCTGGCGAGGCTATCAGCTTCGGCCAGATGCGGGCGCTTGCGGATGGGTATGACTTGCTGCGCTTGGTTATCGAAACCCGCAAAGATCAGATGGCAAAACTTGAGTGGACGATTAACAAGCGTGGGAAAAGCAAGGATCAGGACGCGCGTTGCGATGCGCTGATTAGCTTTTTTGCATCGCCAGATCGCATCCATACATGGGACGAATGGCTGCGCATGCTTCTGGAAGACATGCTCGTTATTGATGCGCCATCGTTGTACGCGCGGCGCACGAAAGGCGGCGACTTGTATGGCTTTGAGCCCGTTGACGGCGCATCTATCAAGCTATTGCTAGATGCATATGGGCGCTCGCCACAGCCACCAGAGCCCGCGTATTCGCAAGAGCTAAAGGGCGTTTCGGCGGTGCACTACACCCGCGATGAACTTGTGTACAAGCCTCGCAACCCGCGCACGCACAAGGTGTATGGCTACTCGCCGGTTGAGCAAATCATCATGACGGTAAATATCGCCCTGCGCAGGCAGGTTGCGATGCTTGATTACTACGATGTGGGGAGCGTTCCCGATGCGCTTGCAGGCGTTCCGGCAGAGTGGAGTACGCGCCAGATCAGTGAGTTTCAAGAATACTGGGACGCGCTTTTCGAGGGGGATCAAGCAAAGCGCCGAAAACTCCGGTTCGTGCCCGGAGAGATCAGTAAGAATTTCCATGAAACAAAACTACCGCCGCTCAAAGACGTGTTCGACGAATGGTTGGCGCGGGTTGTGTGCTATGCATTCTCGGTTGAGGTGACGCCTTTTGTTGCGCAGGTCAATCGCGCAACTGCCGAGACAAACCGCGAGCAGGCGCTATCGGAGGGATTAGCGCCACTGCAAAAGTGGGTCAAAGGGATGATGGACACGATCATCCAATCACCTGCTTTTTTTGGGCTATCCGATCTTGAGTTTGATTGGATCAATGAAGAAACGATCGACCCACTAGAGCAAGCGCAGATCAACGCCATCTATCTTGGCGCAAAGGTGCTGCATCCCGATGAAGTCCGTGCCGACCTTGGGCGTCTGCCGCTGACGCCCGAACAGAAGGAAGATTTGAGGCCAGCGGAGCCGGTCATTGGCGGACAAGCCGGCGAAGCGAAGACAATTGCGGGAACCGCGTCGGCAGATGATTCAGCCGTGGCAGAGAAAGGCGATCGGCCTATCCATGTCACCGTCAATGTGCCGGAGATGAAAGCGCCGGATGTGTTTGTGGAGGGTGTGACGGTGCATGCCCACGTTGGCGGACAGAATGAAGCCGTAACGGCACAGCGGGGTGATGCTTGATCCGCTTCGATGTGGGGCCATCTGATTGTGGCGATCCTTTCGCGCATCACTTGCTGAAGGGCGGGTTCAAGCCTGTGCAGCATGAGCGTAAATCGGTGAAGCTCCTTCGAGCAAAGCTCATGGCGCGACTTAAGCGATTCCTGCGTTCCGAGGCGAAGAATGCGGCCGCAAAATTACGTGCGGGGTTTGGTATCGCTATCCACAAAGCAAGTGATGATGAAGCGCCATCGATGGCATTCGTCGAAGTGTTGCTGGCAGGAATGACGTTTGATGCATGGGTGGACACACTGCCAGAGCTTATGGAGCCTTTCCTGGTTGGGATGGCTGTTGACGGCGGCAGCGCGACGCTAGAGGCGCTTGGGGTGTTTGATGATGCAGTCATCGCAGCCATGCGCACACGGGCGCGTGAGTGGGCAACGCAGCGCGCCGCGGAGATGGTTGGGCGCAAGGTTGTGGGGGGCGTGCTTGTCGATAACCCCAATGCAAGATGGGTCATTACCGACGCCACGCGCGACATGGTGCGCGATGAAGTGATGCGCGGGTTGCGTGAGGGCTTAAGCCCGGCAGAGCTTGCAAACGCGCTTGAGCAATCCGCCGCATTTTCTGAGTCGCGGGCAATCATGGTATCGCGCACGGAGATGGCAACGGCAGACGTTGCCGGGGCCATGGCGTCCTATCGTTCGGTTCCGGGCGTTGTCGGGAAGCGATGGCTCACTGCGCAAGATGACCGGGTGTCAGATGAGTGCGCGATTTGCGAAGACGCCGGCACCGTCGGCATCAATGAGGCTTTCCCCACAGGCGTTGATGCTCCGCCAAACCACCCCAACTGCCGGTGTGCCGTCGTGCCGGTATTCGACGATGAAGTACACGACATTGCAGCATGACTAGGAGAAATACCATGACACTCAAGCGCCTGTACGGGACGATCCAAAAGGCTGACCCGCAGGAAGATGGCACCATCATCGTGACCGGCATCGCGTCAACGGAATCTGTTGATTCACAGGGCGAGGTTGTGACCGCAAGCGCGATGAAGGCCGCCATCCCAGACTACATGCGCTTCGGTGCCGTGCGCGAGATGCACGACGCCAAGAAGGCCGCAGGCACGGCAATGAGCATTGGCGTTGGTGATGATGGCGTCACCAACTTCACGGCACATGTTGTTGACCCGATTGCAATCAAGAAAGTGCAGTCCCGCGTGTACAAGGGGTTTTCCATCGCCGGCAAGGTGCTGAAGCGTGATGAAAATGACGATAGTAAAATCACGTCGCTATCACTTGCCGAGGTATCGCTTGTAGATCGTCCTGCGAATCCCGACGCGGTGTTCACCTGCTACAAGGCCGACGGTGCCGACGCCGACGAGGAGTCCGAAGAGGGCGAGGAAGACAAAAAGCCAAAGCCGGGTGAAAAAAAGCCAAATGCCGATGAAGAAGTCGATGGCAACGGTGAAGAGGAAAAGGCCAAGGACAAGCAATCTGCGAAGAAAGAAGGCGATAGCGAAGAATCTGAAAAGTCCGCCAAACCAAGCATCACCAAGTCCTCCTACCAGATCAGCGAGCTCGCCCGCTTGGCCGATGGCCTGACCTGGTTCGCCAACGATACGGATTACTGCGCCACCTACGACGAGGCCCCGGCAGGTCTTGGCCGAGGCGGCGCGCGGCGTCGCAGCGAAGCTGTACGACATGCTGCTGCAACTCGTCGAACACGACGTGGAGAAGGCCAAGGAACGTCTGGCCGCAGCGAGCGAGAAGGATGCGAACAAGTCCGACGATCCAGCCGCCGAAGTACGCGCCGCGCTGAGTGATGCGATTGCAAAAGCGCAGTCCATCGTATCGCCAGAGCGTGATGGTCTTGCCGACATTGTAAAGGCGGCTGGGTTTGAGCCCGACGCGCCACGCGCCGAGGTGATTGCAAACCTTGTCACCGACCGTGACCGACTCACCAAGCGCGTGAAAGAACTCGAAGCCGAACCGGCTCCCATCAAAGGGGTGTTGCGGGCGGTCGAGAAAGCCGACGATGTGAGTGACACCGGATTATCGAAGGCCATCGCTGACGAGAAAGACCCGCTTACACTCATCCAGAAGGCGCATCTGAGTGGAGGCCAGCGCCTCTACCCGTAATACCGTCCACCCGCAACCACCCCACGATCCCGCATTTGCGGGTAGCACATTTTGGAGGAAACACCATGTCACATACCGAAAACACCTTGGCGCTGTTAAAAGCCGCGCAGTCTGCCCCCCTGCCTGATGCTATCGCTAAGGCATTTACTCAGGCCGCCGGCCTTGTCAATTATGACCTTGAGCCGGCGGCAAAAAACCTGTACCCCGTCCTAACCCCGCTGCGTAACAAAATCCCGCGCGTCAAGGGGAATGGCGGCACCGCAACGAACTGGAAGTCAATCACTGGCGTGAACGTGACCAACGTCCGCCCCGGTGTGTCTGAGGGCAACCGTGGCGGCATCATCACGACTTCGGTTGTCGATAAGACCGCCGCATATCGCGGCATCGGCTTGGAAGACAATGTGTCTTTCGAGGCTGACTATGCCGCAGAGGGCTTCGACAACGCCAAGGCCAAAGCCGTGCTGGGCCTGCTGAACTCGACGATGATCCAGGAGGAGCGCGTCATCCTCGGCGGCAACAACAGCATCGCGCTGGGCACTACCCCAACCCCGACGCTTGCTGCTAGCGCATCTGGCGGCACGCTCGCCAACCAGACCCTCTCGGTCATCTGTGTCGCGCTATCGCTGGTTGCCGCCCGCGAAGGCACCGTCTCCGGCGGCCTGACCATCGGCGGCACCCGCACTAATGCCGATGGCAGCACCGACACCGTGAATGGCGGCTATGCTGCAAAGTCGGCGAATGCAACCGTTGCTGTCACTGGCCCGACTGGCAGCGCCACCGCTACTGTCGCCATCGTTAATGGCGCTGTTAGCTATGCATGGTACTGGGGCGCTGCTGGATCCGAAGTGTTGGGGGCGATCACTGCGATCAACACCGTTGCCATCACTGCAACCGCATCTGGGACACAGGCCGCCACTGCGTTGCTGGCCGGCGACAAATCGCAAGACGCGCTGGCGTTTGACGGACTGCTAACCCAGATTTTTGCAGGCGGTTCCGGCGCGTACAACGTCGCCCTGCCGACCGGAGCGGCTGGCGTCGGTACCGCACTGACCAGTGACGGCGCTGGCGGCATCAACGAGATCGACAACGCCTTCGGCTCGTTCTGGGACGGTTACCGCCTGTCGCCGGACATCATGTACGTCTCGGGCACCACCCTGCTCGCGATGAACAAGCTGGTAATCGCCAACGGCGGCGCACCGCTGATTCGTTTCGGCATGGATACCGGCGGCGCACGCATTGATGCTGGCACAGTCATCGGAACGTACCTAAACAAGATCACCAATAAGCAGGTGAAGGTCGAGGTGCACCCCGACATGCCGGGCGGCATGATCGTGTTCTACTCTGATGGCGTTCCTTATCCGCTGTCAGGCGTCGGCAACATTTTGCAAATCAAGTCACGCCGTGAGTATTACCAAGTCGAGTGGCCGCTTCGGACGCGGCGGTATGAGTATGGTGTTTATGCCGATGAGTTGCTGCAAAACTACTTCCCGCCGGCATTTGGTGTGCTGAAGAACATCAAGGTCTAACACTGGAGAATAGACCGCCCTGCCATGCGCCGGGCGGTCTTTTTGGGAGGCGATATGAAATTGAAATCACCAGAAGGCATCACGGATGTGAGTGTTGCCGGCGTCAACTACCAGCCGGATTCTAACGGTGTATTCACCGTTGACGATGCGCACGCTGGGCACCTGTTTCAGTTTGGCTTCGTGTCCGCAGGTCAGGACGGAGCAATGGACGATTCAGAGCCGGACGCATCACCATCACCCCGCAGTAAGAAAAAATAAGCCGGGCGCACATGTCTGACCTCACAACGCTGGCAAGCCTGAAACAATACTTAGGCATTACTGATAGCAGTAGTGATACTGTGCTTGCGAAGCTGATTACTGCGGCATCGGTGGCGGTGGATTATGAGGTAGGCTATTCGATTGGTAGCTCAACATACACAGACGTGCTGGACGGCAATGGGGCCGATATCATCCACCCCCCCATGCGTCCAATCACAAGCGTGGCATCTGTCGCGGTAGATGGCATGGATTACCAGATAGTGGAGTCGCGTGGCGTGGGGTTTTGCTTTGATTACCGCGCGGTTTGGCTGGTTGGCGGCGGTCGTTTTTCCTTAGGCCGCCGTAATGTCGAAATCACATACACCGCAGGCTACACCGATATCCCCGCCGATATCGAGCAGGCCGTGAATGAAATGATTGGCCTACGCTATCGTGAACGTGACTGGATTGGCTTTGTGTCGAAATCGTTGGCTGGAGAAACTGTTACATTCAACACGTCGGCGCTGCCGAAGAGCACGCAAGCTGTGCTGCGCCAATATGTGCGTGTGACGCCATGATAGACGGCAAAATCTTAGGTGATGATAAGGCGATAGCGGCGCTGCTAAGCATCCCCCGCGTAGCGGAATCTGAAATGCGTGCAACGGTCGGCAGGAATGCATTAAAATTGCAGCGCCTTGTGATGGCAGGGAAGCTATCTGGGCAGGTGCTGAAAGTCCGCACAGGCAACTTGCGGCGCAGCATTGATAGCGCAATCTTTGAGCAATCTGGCGCAGTCATTGGCAAGGTCAGCACAAACGTAAAATATGCCCGAGTGCATGAATACGGGTTTCACGGCACGGTGACGGTGAAGGGGCACATGCGCAAAGTGAAACAGGCATGGGGCAAGAGACTGGCGACGCCAGTTGTTGCCAATGTCAAAGCGCATTCTCGCAATGTCAACCTTCCAGAGCGGTCGTTTCTTCGCTCTGCCCTTGCCGATATGCGTGCTGCATTTATTGCTGATGTTTACGCAACTGCGCAGAAATTCGCAGGTGGCGCGAAATGAACCGCGAACAAATTTATTCAGCACTGTTTGCACAGCTTGCTGCGATCCCTGAGCTTACTACTGTAAGCCGAAGGCTTAAGCACTGGACTGACACATCACAGGGCGAGCAGCCTGCACTATTTCAGGCGCAGGTGAATGAGTCAGCACAAACCACGACGGGGCAGCCGACAAAGTGGGTGCTGCGCTGTGACCTGTATCTATACGTGCGTGCGCCGGGGAAGGTGGCACCGGCCACGCTCTTAAACCCGCTTGTTGATGCGGTATGCAACAAAGTCAACGCTGTGCACCCGATTACCGGAAAGAATACGCTTGGGCTTTCAAACGTCGAGTATTGCAGGATCGAGGGATCGATTGAGACGGATGAGGGTACGCTTGGCGAACAGGCCGTTGCCATCATCCCCGTTGCAATCCTCGCAACTTAACCACACCCCAGCACCACCCCAACAGCCTCGCAAACGCGGGGCTTTTACTTTTGGAGAAACATAAATGGCCCAGTATCTTTTTGGCTCCGGCGCGATGTTCGGCATCCCCACTGCCGACGCAAACGGCAACGCTATCACTAACCCAACCCCGCAGCAGTTTGGGGTACTGCAAGATGTGTCCATCGATATTTCTTTCGAGACCAAAACCCTGCACGGGCAAGGGCAATTCCCTGTCGCCGTCGGTCGCGGCAAGGGCAAGATCAGCGGGAAGGCAAAGGCCGCGCAGGTGAATGGCACGCTGTATAACTCCCTGTTCTTCGGCCAGACGCTGACAAGCGGCATCATTGCCGCAGTGAATGATGCAGTGGGCGCGGTAATCCCGTCGACGCCGTTCACGATCACCCCGACAATCCCCGGCTCTGGCACATGGTCGCGCGATCTTGGCGTGCGTGATGCGAATGGCATCCCGATGACCCGGGTTGCATCGGCTCCGATTACTGGGCAATACAGCGTATCGGCTGGCGTCTATACCTTCGCGGCAGCTGACACCAGCAAGCTGGTATTTATCAACTACGAATACACAGCAACGAGTACCACTGCAAAAAATCTTACGGTGAAAAACTTACTGATGGGCTATGCCCCGACCTTTTCGCTTGCCCTATCATTGCCGTTTAATGGTAAGAGTTTCTATCTGCGCCTGCCGTGCGTGGTTTCGTCGAAACTATCGTTTGCGGCAAAGAATGATGACTTTAGCGTCCCTGAAATTGACCTTGAAGCCTTCGCCGATACTAACGGCGATGTGGCCTACATCGGAACATCGGAGTAATCGCAAGATGACCCTACCAAAGATCAAGGGCATTGCCATCAACCTAAGCGGCGAGACGATGATTGTCCCGCCGCTTTCCCTTGGTGCGCTTGAGCAACTACAAGAACGCATCATGAAGTTTAGCGGTGATATCGGTGACCGCGATCAGGTGGCCACCGTCATTGATGCCGTGCATTCCGCGCTGCGACGCAACTACACCGAGGTCACCCGTGATGCCGTGGCTGACATGATTGGCCTTGAGAATATGAATGAGGTGTTTGAGGCGGTCATGGACGTGAGTGGGCTCAAGCGGCGTGCGCTTGAATCAGAGGCCGCCACGGTGGGGGAAGCGGTGCCGGGGAACTAACCGACTTCGGCGAGCTGATAGCCCACGTCGCAGCCTCGACGGGCTGGACGTGGGACTATATCACCGAGAATGTCGATATTCCCCGGCTTGATTCACTTAACCGCTACTGGGCAGATCACCCGCCGGTACACCTGATGATTGCAAGCTATCTAGGCATTAAGCCGAAACTGAAAGCAGCCCATAAAAAAGAATCGGATTACTCCGATCTATTCAGTATGTTCAATGTGCGCGAGGAATCGAAACCGTGAGCGAGCAGGTTGCCGTCGAACTCGTCGCCAGCTTCGAGAAGTTCCGGTCTGCCTTCGGGCAGGCCGGCGAATTCTTGAAGGGCGTCGTGCATGGCATGAAGGAGGAACTCCACAACCTCGCCGAGACTGCCGACAAAGAAAGCCGCAAAACCGGAGGCGCGGTGAACGATTTGGCCTCGCTCGTCGAGTCCAAGTTCCGGCCGATGAACGACACCATCGACAAGCTCAAGTCCGCTTGGGCCGCCGTTGGCATGGTCGTCGGTGCTGGCCTGCTAGCGAAGAAGGGCATCGACGAGACGGTGCAGTTGACCGTCGAGACGCAGAAACTTGCACGCGCTCTGAACATCGGCGCAACCGAGGCCAACAACTGGCGCATCGCCATCGGCGATGTCTACGGCAGCACCGACGAGTTCATCACGCTCACCCAGGCGATGAACCGCCAGCTTCGCAACAACGAGGATGGCCTCAAGGCGATGGGGCTGGCGACGCGCGACGCGAACGGCGATTTCCGCGACCAAAAAGACCTAGTGATGGATGCGCTAGGGGTTTTGCGCGAATACAAGGCCGGCACCGACCGTAACCTCGCTGCGCAGGAGTTATTTGGGCGTGGTGTTTCTGTCACCTCCGAGTTGCTCGACCTCAACGCCCAGCGGATCGACGACGCCAAGGAAAAGGCCGAGGCGCTGGGGGCTGTTGTAGGACAAGAGAACGTCGAGGCGGTGAGTGCATACCGCGCGGCGATGAACGACGCTGGGGACGTTGTGGAGGCGCTCTGGAAGGCAGTAGGCGACATGCTCATGCCGATTATGACGGAGCTTGCAAACTTCCTAGCTGAAAATGGGCCGGACGCTGTGCGTGCGATGAAGATCGCAGTGGGCATTCTTGCTACAGCATTCGACGGACTCGCCTTTGCAGCGCAATCAACATGGGCGGTCATCAAGGCAGGTATCCAGAGCATTGGCACCTTGGTAGGCGGGTTCAGTATTGCAATCACCAAGGCATTCTCCGGCGACTTCGCTGGGGCAAAGGCCGAACTTGGCTTCATGGCATCGGCAGTCAAAGACAACTTTGGCGCGGCCTACGACACGATCCTGAAGAAGGCTGAGGGGGTGCGTGAGCGCCTGTTTGCGCGGGTATCTGGCAACACGACGGAGGCGAAAGGGCAGGAAGGTGGGGGGAAGAGTTACGAGGGGAAGGGTGACAAGGAAGACGATAGCGCTAGGAAAGCTGCGCTGGCCGCTGAGAGGGAGCGGCAGCGCGAGTTAGAGCGTATCCGTAAGGAGGCGTTTCAGGCGCGGATGGTGGATCTAAAGTCAGAGCTTGACGAATGGCGAAACAATTACGATGAGCGGCTGCGCATCGCAAGGAAAATGGCCGAGGAAACTCGGGCCATGTTCGGCGAGGACTCCAAGGAGTACAAAAAGGCCGCCGCCGAGATTGTCAAGATTGAACGCGCGAAAGCCGAGCAAATCGCACGTGTCCTTGAGGTTGAAAAGGAGGCTAAGATTGCAGCCGCATATGCGGGCGTGGATGCGGCGGAGCAGGCCTCAGAACTTGAGTATCAGTTAGGCGAAATTTCTTTGCAGCAGCGCCTAGCATCGCAGCAGCAGTTTGAAAACGATAGGTATCAGATCGCACGGCAGGCGCTCGAAGAGCGGCTCCTACTTATGTCGAAAGACCCGGACATGAACCCGGAAGAGTATGCAAGGATCAAGAACGAAATCTTGAGCCTAGAAATTCAGCATCGCCAGATGTTGCGTGAAATTGGTAACCAGCAGATTATCAATTCAGCAACCCCAGCTAACAACATCTTTCAATCGATGGAGCAGGGGTTTGCATCCTCCCTGCAAGGGATGCTAACGCACGCCCAAACGTGGCGGCAGGCGCTTACAAATCTTTACCGTCAGGTGTTCGCCAGCTACTTGCAAGAGATGATCGCCAAGCCGCTCGCGCAAATGGCAATGCGTGCGATCCGAGAAACTGCTATTGGCCGCTTGATTGCATCACAATCCGTGATGATGCAGCGCATGGCGTCCGGGCAGTCGATGCAGATCAAAGCAACGGAAACGACGGCAAACGTTGCCAAAGACGCCGTGCAGGCGGGCGCAGGCGGTGCAAAGGCAATGGCGGGCATCCCCTTTGTTGGGCCTGTGCTTGCGCTGGCGGCAATGGCTGCGCTATTTGCTGCGGTTATGTCACTTGGTGGTGGTGGTGGTGGGTCTAGCACAAGCGTGAGCCGAACCGAGGTGCCATCCGCAGCGGGCGGTTTTGATATTCCGGCGGGTCTTAATCCGTTGACGCAACTCCATGAGCGCGAAATGGTCTTGCCGGCTGAGCATGCTGATGCAATTCGCGGCATGGCGGGTGGTGGGATTCCCCCTATTTCAATTTCGATTAGCGCGCTTGATGGGGCCAGCGTTAAAAAGGTACTGCTGGATAACAAGAGTGCGCTGGCGCAGGCATTGCGATCAGCAGCACGTGATTTTAGCCGAGGCTAAGGGAAGTCTATGTCGCAAGCAGTGTTCCCAACATTTACCGGGATCAAGTGGGGGCGATCCAAAACGCCAGAGTGGAACACGCGCGTGCAGAAATCCACATCCGGCAGGGAGGCGCGGGCATCTTTTCGGCAGTTCCCCATTTGGTCGTTTGGCCTTTCGTATGAGGTTTTGCGGGCTAGCACGGCGTACACGGAATTGCAGCAGCTTGTTGGATTTTTTAACGCACGGCAAGGATCGTTCGATTCATTTTTATATTCTGACCCGACCGACAATGCCGTGACTTCGCAGGTGTTCGCAGTCGCGCCGGGCGGTGTTACGAAGTTCAAGCTGGCGCGTAATTTTGGCGGCGTGTTGGAACCCGTTGGGGCGGTGAATGGAACGCCTAGCATCTACAAAAATGGCACGCTTCAAGGCGGGGGGGCGTATACTATTGATGCAAATGCAAACATCACATTCACNGTCGCGCCGGCCTATGGAGACTCNCTGTCTTGGACAGGTTTNTTTTACTACAGGGTTCGATTTGCGCGCGACACATCGGAGTTTTCAGANTTCATGCGTGACTTATGGGAGTTGCGCAAACTTGATCTTGTGAGCGTCCGCGAGTGAAGACGGCATCCCCCGCGCTAGTCACATTACTTAACGGCTCGACGCAGTTCATTTTTGCCGACCTGTTGACCATCGTCACCGCGTCTGCAACCTACCGCTACACGAATGCGGCGTGCGACATCGTGAGCGATTCGAATACGTTCCCATGTTCGGGGCCTATATTCCACCGCACGGGAACAAAAACCGCCGTTGGTATTGAGGTCGATTCGATGCGGCTGACGATATCGCCGAGCGATGCCGACATGATCGAAGGGCTGCCATTCGTGCGCGCTGCGCGAATGGGCGCGCTAGATGGCGCGAAAATCACGGTCGAGCGGGCATTTCTCGCTGCGTGGCCGGCTTATCCCGGCCTTGCTGCGACGGCAGTAGGCGCATTGCATGTATTCTCTGGATCGGCATCCGAGGTTCGCCCATCGCGCACAGAAATTGAAATTGAGGTGAAGTCTGAAACCGAAGTCTTGAATGTCAAGATTCCGCGCAACCTTTACCAGCCGCCTTGCGTGCATACGCTGTATGACTCCCTGTGTGGGGTACAGCGCGCATCATATACAGTGACAGGGACAATTAGCGCAAGCCCAGCGCCAACGGTGACATCTGCGAAGCTGAGCCGCGCTGAGGCAGATGGGTATTTCGATCAAGGGGTCATCATTTTCACGTCCGGCGTAAATGCCGGGCTTCGCCGGACGGTGAAGAAATGGGCAAGCGGCACTGCAACATGGGCGCTCCCTTTGCAATCGTCGCCAGCCATCGGGGATGCTTTCAGTATCTATCCGGGGTGCGATAAGCGGCAGACAACATGCGCCGGGAAGTTCAATAATGCCAACCGGCATTCTGGTTATCCATACATACCGAAGCCAGAGGCCGCCATATGAGCGCACGGCGCGATGCAATCATTGCTGAGGCTAAGACATGGTTAGGCACGCCGTACCATCACCAAGGGCGCATCAAAGGCGCTGGCGTCGATTGCGGNATGTTGTTGGCTGAGGTGTACGCCGCTTGCGGGGAAATCACACAAGTGGACGCCGGGAACTACGCTTGCGACTGGCACATGCATAGGAGNGAGGAGAAGTACCTTGAGCATGTGCTTGCATCGGCGCATGAAGTTGATTCCCCGGAAGTTGGGGATGTTGTTGTNTTCCGATTCGGGCGCACGTATAGCCATGGCGCGATTTACNTAGGCGATGGGAAGTTGATTCANTCCTATCGTGACAGGGGGTGCGAAATTACAACATTGGATGATTGNGAGCTTGTGGATAGGCCGCGTCGTTTTTTCTCAGTATGGTGACTCATGGGCGGTAAAAGTAGCACCATTTCGACAAGTGAACCGCGCATCGGCGCGTTGCGCATCCAGCAATCAACCTACGGCTTGCCTTTGTTCGTTGTGTGGGGCGCTAACCGCGTACCCGGCAACCTAATTGACTACAACAATTTCCGAACTATTGCGGTAACGACCACCACCACCAGTGGCGGCAAGGGCGGTGGTGGCAAGGTTAAGCAATCAGATACGAAATACGAATACTACGCTGCGCCAATTATGGCTTTAGGGGAAGGGCCGGTAGCATCGATTCAAACCGTGTGGCGCGGCAAGACCAAGATCGTCGGCGGCGCGCTCACCGGCTCCAAGACCACGACCGAAGTCGCAGTCATCCCGTCGAACGGCATCGTGCGCCCGGCCTTCTATGGCTACTGGACGGCGGGTGTGTCGGTCGCGCGCTGCGCAGGNGGTGCGGACGCCACCGACGCCGCGCTGACCTCCGGCACCGACTACACCGNCGCGGCGGGCGTCTACACCTTCGCGGCTGCCCATGTNGGNCGCACGGTGCGCATCGTCTACACCTGGACGCCGCCGGCATGGATGACGGCAGCGGACGTGTCCGCCGGCTTCACCCTGTTTCGCGGTGACGTTGGGCAGGCCCCGTGGTCGTACATGTCCACCAGCTACCCCGCGAAGGCGCTGGCGTACTCGCATACCGCTTACGTGGCCGCGCAATCATATCGGCTGACTGACTCGGCTGAGGTCGAAAACCATAGCTTCGAGGTTAATGGCAGACTCCAGTACCCCGGCCTGCGCGATGCGAACCCGGCGGACATCGCCGCCGACGCGCTCACGAATCCACAGTTTGGCGCGAGTTTCCCCGGCGGGCGTCTTGGTGACCTCACAACATATTCAACTTTTTGCCGCGCGTCTGGCATCTTTCTATCGCCGGCACTGACCGAGCAAACGCAGGCTGGTGAGTTCCTTTCACAGCTCGCTAAGATGACCAACTCTGCGCTAGTGTGGTCAGAGGGAAAGCTCAAGATTATCCCCTATGGCGATGCGCCGCTGAGTGCGAATGGGGCCGTCTACTCGCCGAATCTGACGCCAATCTATGACCTCACCGATGATGACTTTCAGCGAGAAAGTGATGGCGATCCGGTCAAGTGCAACCGCAAGACCACGGCGGACGCATTCAATCAGGTACAAGTCGAATTTCTTAACCGCGCGAACGACTACAACGTCGAGATCGCCGAAGCCAAGGATCAGGCTAACATCGAGCAATTCGGCCTGCGCACGGCCGAGCCGGTCGAGATGCACTGGATCACCGACGCGCAGGTGGCGACCTACGTCTCGAACCTGATCCTCCAGCGCGGTCTCTACGTCCGCAACGAGTACACCTTCCGCCTCGGCTGGAAATACGCGCTGCTGGAACCGATGGACTTGGTAACGCTGACCGACGCCAAGCTGGACGTGGCGAAGATCCCGGTGCGCATCATTTCCATCGATGAAAATGAGTGGGGCGATCTTACAGTGGTTGCCGAGGATTTCCCGGCAGGTGTTGCAAGCGCTGCGCTATACCCACCAACCAGCACCGATGGATTTTTCCCGGACTTTGCAGCAAACCCCGGCGCAGTCACCACGCCGGCGTTTTTCGAGCCCCCAGCATCGCTTACTGGCGGCGCGTTGCAGGTGTGGTGCGCGGTCAGCGGCAGCGGCGCAAATTGGGGGGGTTGCTCTGTCTGGTGCAGTACAGACGGCACCAATTACAAGCGCGTGGGGGCAATCTATGGCGGAAGTCGTTACGGCACACTAACTGCATCACTTGCTGCTGCGCCGGGCGGCTCTGCGGCGGTGCAATTGGATGGCAAGGGTGGTCAAATTTTGTCCGGCTCTAGTGATGATGCAAGGTCACTTGCGACGCTTTGCTGGATTGGTGGTGAGCTTGTCGCCCACACCACTGCAACGCTGACAGCGCCGAATGCGTACACGCTTGCGCTTGGAGTGCGTGGTGCATATCAGACGCCAGACGGCGTGAAGGCAAGCGGGGCGCGGTTCGTCCGTCTTGATGACGCGCTTGGCAAGTCTGATTCGCTGCCGCTATCGATGCTTGGGAGCCCGCTGTATTTCAAATTCACATCGTTCAACACATATAGTGCCGGCGAGCAATCGCTAAGCGATGTAACGGCATATACCCACATCGTTGGCGATAACCTTGGGACAGCGGCATACACACTGCAAGATGGGTTGACTGGGCCGCTCCCCACCGTCGGTGTTGGTGTCAATTTCGTTTCGAACCCAAATTTTGAGTTCAACGAATCCAATGCGCCGACGGTCACATCTGGTGATGGGCCGAAAGC